TGTACGACCGTTTTTTGATATACCTTCTTCTATAAAAAGAGTGATTGAAAGAATATAAACACAAATACACTTTTTTTATATAGAGAGTAAAATTTGGTCGCACATTCGCACCTTTTGAAAAAACACCAAGAAAATGCAGTAAAATCAAGGCTTTCAGAGGTGCGAATTTTTAGGAAATAAATTCGCACAAGGTCGCACATTCGCACCTAAGACAGGATAGGAATAGGATGATGTACTTATTTGATGAAAACGTGCACTTGTGCACCTTGTGCACCGATTTTTAAATATACCTTTTATATAGGGAAAAGAATGGTTAGAACGAATAAACACATTTTATATATAGAGGGTAAATTTTTGGTGCACAAGTGCACAATTTGAAAAAAATGTCAAGAAACCCAGTAAAATCAAGGCTTTCAGAGGTGCACATTTTTCAGAATCAAATGCGCACAAAAGTGCACAAGGTGTACATAAGACAGGACAGAAACCAGATGTACTTATTTGATGAAATTTTCATAACAATGTACGAATGTACGACTTGTACGACCGTTTTTTGATATACCTTCTTCTATAAAAAGAGTGATTGAAAGAATAAAAACAGAAACACACTTTTTATATATAGGGATGAATTTTGGTTGTACAAGTCGTACAAATCAGAATGACACGCAGGAAACCCAGTAAAATCAGGGCTTTTAGACGTACGACTTTTTAAAAAATAAATTCGTACAAGGTTGTACAGGTCGCACATGATTGTAAGAACGTAAGAATTGTAAGAGGGTTTTTTGATACACCTTTTTCTATAGAGAGTGTGTTTGAAAAAATCGAATAGAAACACATTTTCTTATATAGGATAAAAATTTGTTCTTACATTCTTACATCTATAAAAAGATACCGATAAAGGTTGATTTTACGGTGTTTCTGTTGTAAGAGCATGGATTCTTACAGGTGCTTACAGTTCTTACAGGAAGGAGGAATTTCATGCACCCGATGACAAAGGATGAATTTGAACACTACCGCCTGTTGGTGCAGCGCAAGGGAAAGGCGATGACGATTCCTGCGGAGCTGCGACTGGGGAAATACGGCACGGAATACCAGAAGATTGTAACAGCCCTCCGCACACAGTTTCAGCCCTATCTTGCCTATTATATCACAGAAGGGAAGAATGACCTGCCCCACAATGCCGAGACGGCGGAACGGGTGAAGCAGCAGAAGGCTATTTTCGCAGGTATCCAGACCGCCCTATATGATGGAGATTTGAAAAAGATGGATAGATATTGCGATAGGCTGAAAGAGGTGTATCGGCATGAAGGATAAGGCAACAGGAAAAGAACGGCTTTATATGGCGGTGACGAAGGATACGCTTTCCCTGCCGCTGGCGGTGGCGGACAGCCCCGCGGAGCTGGCAAGGCTAAGAGGGGCAAAGAGAGAAAATATACGGTGCGCGATTACCAGATGGAAAAAGGGGACGGTGAGATGCCCCGGATATATCGTGGTTGAGGTAGAGGATGATTTGCCATTCTGACGCTCAATCATGGTGTTAAAAATAGTGCCGCCTACATAGACAGACTGAATGGAGGAGAAAGTTAATGCTGAAACCGACAGTGAAAGCGGAGGAATTTGAAAAATATGGATTTAGGAAATGCAGAGGCGAATATGGAAAGCATGGTTGTTACTACCTTTGCGTGGCAAGGGGTGTAAAAATGCTTTTTGTCAGTGATGTATGTTTTGATGTGAATGATTGGAAAGACAGTGACCAAAGAATACATAGCAAAGCAAATTGTAAATACAGTGATAAACGGACATATTTGGACATTATTTTCCTGCTGATACGAGACGGAATGTTGACAAGTGATTTTGTGTGAAGGGTAAGGAAAATGAGAGCGATACTTGAAGAAAAGATTAACCGGTTAAGAGCGGCAGAAAAACGGCTCTGGAAACATCTGTCGGAGGATGAATTTGGAGTGGTCAGAAGAACTGCGGAGGGATTTGGGCAGGAAGCTGACTGGCTGGAGGAACTGAAACGCTACAGGGACTTGGAAGAACAGGGACGGCTGTTGGTGCTGCCCTGCAAGGTTGGAAAATATGAAAAAAGATTAGTCGATTTAGAGAAAGCCATGGACGAGAGTACTTTATATGATTGGTATGTCACTTCCGTAAAACAGAAAGATACGCCTGTTTGGACAGGGGAACATATTGAAGAATTATTGAATGATTTTTATGTTATTCCAAAAGAAGCGGAAGCAGCACTGGAGGGAAGGAGGAATGGCGAATGAGAAATGAATGGACGAAAATAACTGACGGTTTGCCGCCGATAGGAGTTCCGTTAATCGTTACAGTGAAGGACGGTCTACAGGGTAAGCTGAACACGCTTAGATACCCTGTCTATTACGAAAAAGCAAAAGATGGGTGTGGGTATCGTTGGAGCTGGCGATTCGGAGATTATGACTTGATGCCAGGGGTTAGCGAGGTAATTGGATGGATGGAAATGCCGGAACCGTTGAAGGAGGGGGAATAATGAAACAGACATACGAGGATGATTTAACAAAGGCATTACGTTGCCTTGGCAGTCAGAATGGAGAAGGATGCTGCTATGAGGATTATGAAAACATGAGGCGCTTGGAATCTGGAGAAAAGCTTCTTATGTGTGCGGAAAATCCAGAGGGTAAAGAAAGATGTCCATATCATCAGTCTGCATACGGCTGTTGCTTTGAGGATGCAGAATGTATGGAGTGGCTTGGAAAGGCTGCGGATGAGATTATTTCGCAGCGGAAGGAACTGGAAGAACTGCGGGCATACAAGACAAGAATGGAGATGCAGTATCTGGATGATATAGGCAATCTGTTAGAGCCGCTCAAGCTGCAAAGTGCATTGGAAAGCGAGATTTTCAAATATAACTACAGAAAAGAGCATAAGCCGCAGGACATTAATATTTTAGATTATACGGTAATGGCTGCATTAAAGGACTGCTTGGAAAGACAGGTGGAAAAATGATTGAGAAAAACAGAGAAACCAATACATACCATGCTGTCTGCGACTGCTGTTATGAGTACTCAGACGAGTATAACAGCTTTCACGAGTGTGCTCATGGCATCAAGGAGGAAGGCTGGAAGCAGCACTATAACAAGAGCGAGGACGAATGGGAACATTTCTGCCCGAGTTGTAAGGAGGATTGAGCATGGATAGACTTAACGAGAAAATCAAACAGCACCTTCCGCAGGACGAGCTGTTAGCGCAATTAGCAGAAGAATGTGCGGAGTTATCGCAGGCGGCATTAAAGTTGCGGCGCGCGTTGACGGGTATCAACCCTACGCCTGTGACGGCGGACGAGGCAAGAAAGAATCTGGTGGAGGAGACAGCGGATGTTTACAACGTGCTGGGGCTGTTGCTGGACGCTGTGGAAAACGCAGAGATATACGATATTATCCGGAGGAAGAAAGCAAGATGGGTGAAACGGCTGGAGGGGTGATAGCTTGGCAATTGTAAGGGAAAATGAGGAGAAGAAAAGATACTTAAACGGGTATCGGGACTGCACACGGCGAGAACGGCAGCTACAGGAGCAGATTGACGAGTTGCGCAGTCAGCAGATGTTTCCGAGTGTGAACCATGACGGGATGCCGCAGGGGAATGCACACAGTGACCTGTCGGGTTATGTGGCGAGGCTGGATGCACTCATCAGCCAACTGGAGCATGAGCAGGCTATGGCGGTACGGCAATATAAGGAAATCCATGACAGGATACATCAGATGCAGGACGGGGCGGAGAAGGAAGTGCTGATTCGGCGGTATCTGATGGGAAGGACATGGGAGCAGATTGCGGTGGAGATGAATTACAACTACCGTTGGGTATTAAGACTCCACGGGAGGGCTTTAAAAAATTTTGAAATTTCTGAAATAAGCCACTAAAAGCCACATCGAAATATGGTATTATGGTATTGTGAAAATTATGAGAATACAGGATATTTCATGTTACCTCCTATTTTGTTTTGGGCACTCGGAAACGGGTGCCTTTTGTATTGTCCTGTAAAGTTGAGATGCAAAAAGACTTAGAAAAAAGACTTAGAATAGTATAAGGTGATGAGGCAAAATATACTTCACATTTCTGGATGTTTTTTTGTACCTAATGTATTTTTTATCACGAAATGGCAGGATTTTACCTTTTAATGTCGAATGGCAATAAATGGAGGTGCGTATCATGGCAAATTATACATATTTTTATACGATTGGCTTTTATGATAAGGAAGGAAATGGCGTTGACAGAGATATTGTTTCCTTTTTAGATAAAATAGAAGCAAGAATACGAGAAGATGACGTTAGGATTGTTCGATCAATAAATAAAGAATTTCTTAGAATGTTTTTATTTTTGAGAGATTTGATGAATGATGATATTGTGGTTGTCCCTTTGGGAAAACTTATCACAAAAAACAAACCATACGCAGAAGACAGGAATAATCCAGGCAAACTGATTCAGTTAGATGCGGATATGTTTGATATTAACTGTATGGTTTACAGCAAGAGACATCATTTAGCAATGTATACGACAAACAGTAAGGGACCTTCTCAGCAAGAATTTTGCGCTTATTTGAATTCTTATTTGTTTGAGGAAGATGGGTGCATCTTGAAAATGAATCCAGTACTTTTTGAAAAATCTTTGGAAGACATCAGAAGTGCTGAAAGGGTAACATCCATTTTGGTATCAGTTGATCTTGGAGATAATATCAATAACTATTTTAGAGAACAAGTAGAACATAATATAAATTTATTAACACTAGTACGGAATATGATGGATGTAAGTAAAGAAACTGTAGACGGGAGATATTTGACATTTAGTATCGGTTTGGGGCAAGGCAAAAGAACAGGAACGTTGAATAAGGATTCTGTATTAACATTATTGGGACAGTTGAATCTGGACTCTCGATTTTTTAAACAAATTGAGTTGAAATATGAGGATAAGAGAACAGATAAGATTGAATCCTTTAAAATTAAAAATACAGATACATTTTTAGGGGGGGGATTTATAGGGGCAAATTCTAAACTGTCTCCTGACTTTCTATTAGATCATGCAGGAGAAGTTTATTTGAAACAGAGAGAACATTTTATTAGTAGTGTTCAGAATTTTGTAAATAATATTAAGAAAGAAGCAAATGAAGATTATGAGTTGAATTTGGATTGGGGGGAGGATGAGTGAGCGTAAAAGAATTTATAAGAAAAGGTTTTAATCTTGATATATTTTTCTTATTTTTTCTTGGATGCTTTGTTGCCTTTTTTAGGGGGAAAAAGATTTTTTCTATAGTAAATGTAACGCTAGGAGTATATTTTTGTGATGAAAGGATGGGATTGTTAGTAGATTTTTTCTCTATTTCGGCTGGTATCTATATTACAATGCTTTCCATTCTTGCGATTTCCACTACAAAAATTATGGAAGCACTTTTGAGGAAGAGAATGGAGCAACAACTACTCGATGTTATGATGTGGGGGTTGATAAGTAATGTAATTGCGATATTAGGTTTAGTTTTCATTCCTGAAGTACAAGGAAAAAATATAATCCTTTTAGCTATTTTAATATGGGCAATTTTACACTTGATTTATTTTCTTTTTGTTTTGTTTGCCATATTTAAATTTAATGTTCAGAATATGGATAAAGAAATTGACGAAGAAAATAAATGGAAAAATGAAATTGTAAAAAAAATTGCAATCATCCAAAGTGATATGCAGGAGATTGTAAAAGAGATTAAGAAAAGTAAATAAAATTTTCAGATAGGGGCGATGTTATGCCGGACAATGTGGGCAGACCGCCCATCTATGAAACAAAAGAAGAATTACAGAAGCGGATAGACGAGTATTTCAGGGAGTGCGAGGGCATTCCCTTTTTTGCAATGAAAAAGACCGCATCAGCGGTCCTTCTCGGAAGAATCCTTTTTCTTTCTCCAATTACGGTATTCGCCGGACTTTACGCGTTTATCGGCAGGAGGTTCGGCATCGGCAGGGATTGCCCACTGATTCCCGATTTTGATTGCAGGGATGCGACCGTCCTTAATCAGCTTGCGGACATTGCCGACATCCTTACCGAACTTCTGGGCAAATTGGGTAACAGAGATATACTCAGCTTCTAACATTGCGCATAACCTCCTTGAATTGCAAAGTAGTTTGCAAAAGCACAAGGACGGAATTTAAAATCACAAGGAGCTTTGCGATAGGTGTCCAGCCTGCGTGTATTGCATAGATAAAGAAAAACAGGAGTGAGAAAACAGAAATTTTATTTTTCATTGTCATTCTCCTTTCGGTTGGTTATAATAAACATGAGACATTGACTTTATCTAAGAAGTAAGGGGAGATTTACTCCCCGAACTTGCTAAGATTTGATGGCTGTAATCAGAGCGGCTAGGGCAATAACTGCTTGGATTACAAGTTCGACAATTTTTAGCTTAAAGTCTTTGTCTTTTTTCATTTTGCACTACCTCCTTTCCGTTTATATAATAACACGAAAAAGAGTAAATGTCAATAGAAATATCAAAATAAATCAAAAGAAATCCTGATAGCTACAATGCTTATCGGGATTTTTTATTTGCGGAAGGATGATGCGGATGACAGGAGAACAGCTTTTGAAATTACAGGAGAAGATTTCCACCGACAACGTGGATTCCTTCTATCACTGGAAGGACTGGGAGCAGCTGCGAGCGGAGGTTCTGCGGATGGACAACCATGAATGTCAGATATGCAAGCGGAAGGGCAGGTATCGCAGGGCGGACATTGTGCATCATGTCAAGCATCTGAAGGACAGACCCGACCTTGCGTTATCTATCTGGGATGGAGAGGAGCGACAGCTTGTCAGTGTATGCAGGCAGTGCCATGAGGACTTGCATCCGGAGCGGACGGTGCGATACCGATACGGAAAGACTGTGAAGCCAATCACCGAGGAGAGGTGGGATTGATTTGAAAAATATGATACCCCCCCTCGAAAAAAACGGGTTTTTGGCATTTTGGCTCGGTCGGGTTGTACTTGCGACAATTCAGAAAAATTGAAAATACGCGCATGAGGGTGTGGTAGATGGCAAAAAAGAGGTGAAAAAGGATGGCAGGAAAGAAGGATTATAAAAAAACAAAACAATATAAGGCATTGAAAAAAGAGCTTGAGGATGATCTGGAAAGCAGGGGTCTGATTTCGGAGCCATACAGGGATAAAGTGGATGAATATATGCGCCTTTGGTGCTGGTTACAGATGCTGAATGATGATATTTCGGTACGCGGTGTATTCATTGAATACCAGAACGGCGAGAACCAGAAGGGCACCACGGATAACAAATCTCTGACCATTGCAACGAGAGTTTCCAGTCAGATGCTTTCCATCTGGGCGGCACTCGGATTTAAAGATCAGGCTGTTAAGGCGAAGGCTGCGGCAGGCGGTGAGGATGATGAGCTGTGAGTTAAATCCTCATATTTTGGAATACATTGAGCTTGTCGAAAACGGCATTGCCTGCGAGGAGCAGAAAGCACTTGCCGCCCATGTGCGAAAATGCTTTGAGACAGAGGAAATCTATGTGGACACAGAGCAACTGGAGAAATATTTGGGCTTGGCGAAGTATTTCAGTTTTGAAAAGCTGTTCCCGTGGGAGGAGTTTTTGATAGCATTATGGGACTGCACCTATTGGAAATCCAACAATCGCCCCAGATGGAAGATTGTGTTTGCCATGGTAGGGCGTGGCGCAGGGAAGGATGGCTTTATTGCCTTTGACGGTGCGTGCAGCATCAGCCCCTACAACCCTGTAAAATATTACGACGTAGATGTCTGTGCCAACAATGAGGACCAAGCGAAGCGACCGCAGTTGGATTTGGTGGATGTTCTGGAGAACCCGAAATGGGAAAAGAAGCTGAGCAGACACTATTACCACACGAAAGAAGTCATTCAAGGGCGAAAAAATAAGGGCGTGATGAAGGGGCATACCAACAACCCTAAAGGGCGAGACGGTCTGCGCAGCGGCAAGGTTATCTTCAACGAGGTGCATCAGTATGAAAACTATGACAACATCAAGGTTTTCACTACAGGACAGGGCAAGGTGGCACAGCCAAGGCGCGGCTATTTTACCTCAAACGGCGATATTTCCGACGGTCCTTTGGATGATTATTTAGCGAGAGGTCGCAGGATTCTTTTTGAGGGTGAGGCGGACAACGGTTTCCTGCCCTTCATCTGCTGTCTGAATGATAAGGCACAGGTGCATCATCCGGAAAACTGGCAGATGGCAAACCCGTCCTTGCCGTATCTTCCGGAACTCTATGCAGAGGTGGAGGATGAATACAGGGAGTGGCTGGAGCATCCGGAGCAGAACGGGGATTTCATGACAAAGCGAATGGGCATCCGTTCCGGTGCGAAGGAGATTGCAGTTACGGAATATGAAAACGTAGCGGCAACAAATAAGCCTTTGCCTGATATGACGGGGTGGAGCTGTGTTGCAGGCGTGGACTATGCGGAGCTGGACGACTGGGCGGCGGTGGATTTGCATTTCCGCAGAGGTGCGGACAGGTTCGACATCAATCACGCATGGATTTGTGCAAGGTCGAAAACACTGCACCGTGTAAAAGCACCTTGGAAGGAATGGGCAGAGCGCGGCGAGGTTACGGTTGTGGACGATGTCGGGATTCATCCGGATTTACTGGCGAATTACATCTGGGACAGTATGCGGAGGTACAATGTCAAAATGCTTGCGCTCGACCATCACCGCTATGCGCTGGTTGCGGAAAGCCTGCGGAAGATTGGCTTCAGTGATGAGCAGAAAAATATCAAGCTGGTACGCCCGTCCGACATTATGCAGATTGAGCCTGTGATTCAGGAGTGCTTTAACCGACAATATCTGCATTGGGGCAATGTTCCCCATCTGCGGTGGGGCGTGAATAACACAAAGCGGGTAAAATCGGGCACAAAGATAAAATCGGGCATAGATACGGGCAACTTTATCTATGCGAAAATCGAGGCAAAAAGCCGCAAGAATGATGCCTTCATGGCATTTGTAGCGGCGATGACAATAGAATCCGTTCTTGGCGATGGCGCACCTGTACAAATTCCGACAATGGGTGCTTTTGTATTTTAAAGGGGGTGAGAAAATGGGAATCAGTATCAAACGATGGATTTTATCTAAACTGGGGCTTGGCGGCACGGCAGAGATTTCCTCTCTGGAATTACAGCAGGCGTTGGAGGAATACCGTATTCGTGAGCTGGCATTTCATACCTGTGTGGCGATGATTGCAAATGCAGTCGGCAAATGCACATTCAAGACCTACAGAAAGCATGAGGAAAACAGGGGCGAGGAGTATTACCTCTGGAATGTAGAGCCGAACCCCAACCAGAACAGTACTGCCTTTTTGCACAAGCTGATTTATCAGCTCTACAAGGAGAATGAAGTGCTGATTATCAGCGGCGGAAAAACAGGAGGACGGGAATATCTGGCGGTGGCGGACAGCTTTACAAGGGCCGCAGAGCATCCATGGAAGGAAAACGAATATCAGGGTGTGGTTGTCGGCGAGGTTAGCTATCAAAAGACATTTCCGGAAAGCGAAGTGCTGCATCTGCGGCTCAACCATAAGGATATTAAGCCTGTTTTGGATGGGCTGTATCAGTCATACATAAGACTGGTGCAGGCGGCAATGAAGAATTACGAATGGGGCAGCGGCAGACACCTCAAGGTACATGTCAGCCAGATTGCAAATGCAGGGAATATCGGTGACGGCAAGGACGGCAAGAGGGATTGGAACCAAGTCTTTGGCGAGATGCTGAGCAATCAGGTAAAGCCGTTTCTGACATCCGAAAACGGGGTTCTGCCGGAATTTGACGGGTACAAATACGAGGATGTCGGCGGAAATCCGGATACACAGCGTTCCACAAGGGATATTCGCGCTTTGGTGGATGATATTTTTGATTTTACGGCAAGAGGGTTTCTGATTCCGCCTGTGCTGATTTTCGGCGATGTGGCGGATTCCAAGGATGCTATGACAAGGTGGCTGACCACCTGCATTGACCCTCTTTGCGACCAGCTTTCGGAGGAAATCAACCGCAAACGGTACGGCTTTTCAGAATGGAAGGATGGCACCTATTTGCAGATTGATACCTCCGCAATTTTGCATTTCGATTTATTCGGCAATGCGGCAAATATCGAGAAGCTGATTGGTTCTGCGGCGTTCTGCGTGAATGACGTATTGGATGCGGCAGGAATGCCGAAAATCAATGAACCCTGGGCAAATCAGCATTTTGTTACCAAAAACTTTGAGACATTGGACGGTGCGATGCACCGCATTGATGGGAAAGGGGGTGAATAAGCATGAAGGAAAGGAAAAATATGTGGGAAATCAAACAGGCGGCACAGCAGAGCGGTGTACTGGAAATCTATATTTACGGCGATGTGGAAAGCGACGGCTACGATTGGTGGACGGATGAGGTGATTCGCAGTGAAACCAGTGCAAATACCTTCCGCGAGGAGCTGGCAAAATACGCAGATATTGCGGAAATCAAGCTGTATATCAACAGCTACGGCGGCTCTGTATTTGAGGGTACTGCCATCTATAACCAGCTGAAGCGGCACCCTGCGAAGAAAACCGTTTACATTGACGGCTTTGCCTGCTCCATTGCCTCTGTGATTGCCATGGCAGGAGATGAAATCATCATGCCAAGAAATGCACTGATGATGATTCATAACATGTGGATGTTCTCCTATGGCAATGCCGCAGAGCTGCGGAAGGCGGCGGATGATTTGGATATCATCAACAATGCCGGAAAGCAGGCATATTTGCAGAAGGCGGGCGAGAAGGTCACAGAAGAACTGTTATCCCGTATGATGGATGATGAAACATGGCTGACCGCAGAGGACTGTATCAGATACGGTCTGGCGGACAGATTTGCGGAGGAGGATGCAGACCCTGCCAAGGTTGCAGGCGTGATGCAGAAGGCAAATCTGAACGTACACCAGAGGATTGAAATGCAGAAAAGCCTTGTGGCACAGCTGCGCCAGCTGACAGAGCCGCGTATCGGAGAAGGAGAGCGTGATCCGAAATCAGAACCAAAACAGAAGGAAGAGCCGAACAGTATCATGGCGATGCTGAACGGCTTTTTTGATGCAGAAAAATAAAGGAGTGATAGAAAATGAAACACAATGATGCAAAAACAAGAGAAGAAATCAGACAGGCAATGCAGACAGCGTTGCAACAGGATGACAAGGAGGGCTTTGCCGCCGCCATGAATGACATGATGGCGTGCATTGGCGAGGACATCAAGCAGGACTATGAGGACAAAATCGAACAGCTCAGACAGGAGAATGACAGCAGGGCACTGACCTCCCGTGGTGTGCGTCAGCTGACCTCTCAGGAAAAGCAGTATTACCAGAAGCTGGGCGAGGCAATGCGTGCCGCAGACCCCAAGCAGGCATTGGCAAATCTGGATGTTGTGATGCCGGAGACAGTGATTGATTCCGTATTCGATGACTTGAGAGAGGAGCATCCGCTGCTGTCCCATATCGGATTCCTGTCCACAGGCGGCGCAATCAGGATGCTGATGAACACAAACGGACGGCAGGAGGCGCAGTGGGGCGCACTGACGGATACGATTGTGAAGGAGCTGCTTTCCGGCTTCAAGGAAGTCAATGCAACCCTGCTGAAGCTGTCCGCCTTCCTGCCTGTCTGCAAGGCGATGCTGGACTTGGGCCCCGAATGGCTGGACAATTACGTTAGACAGATTCTGTATGAAGCACTGGCGAATGGTCTGGAGGCAGGCATTGTCAAGGGGGATGGGCATGAAAAGCCTATTGGCATGATGCGTCAGGTAGGCGATGGCGTTACCGTAACAGGCGGCGTTTATCCCGCAAAGGAGAAAATCAAGGTAAATGACCTTTCCGTGAAAACGGTCGGCAATCTGATTTCTCTGATTGCGGCAGACCCCAACGGGAAGGCAAGAGCGGTGGAGAATGTCCTTCTGATTGTCAATCCGCAGGATTATTTCCAGAGGGTGATGCCTGCAACAACGGTAATGGCTCCCGATGGTACCTATCGCAATGACGTTGTGCCTTATCCCATGACAATTATCCAGTCTGCGGCACTGAGCCGTGGAGAGGCGGTTCTGGGTCTGGGTAAGAAATACTTTGCGGCGGCAGGCATGAGCAAGGAGGGGAAGATTGATTATTCCGACCAGTATCAGTTCTTGGAGGATAACAGGGTTTATCTGGTCAAGCTGTACGCAAACGGTTTCCCTATGGATAACAATGCCTTCCTGTATCTGGATATTGCAGACCTCAAGCCTCTGACCTATAAGGTGGAGCAGGTAGCTGCTGCGGAGGTTTCCAATGATGCCACTCTGTCTGATTTGAAGATTGGAAGCCTGAGCCTGTCCCCTGCCTTTGCGAAGGAAACCGCAACCTACACAGCGGCAACCACAAACGCAACCAACACCATTACGGCAGTACCCTCTGATGCAGGCGCGGAAATCAGCGTACAGGTAAATGATGCGGAGGCAGACAACGGCTCTGCGGCAACGTGGAAGGAAGGCGCAAATACCGTTAAGGTTACTGTAACGGCGGCTGACGGCACAACCACCAAAGCCTATACCGTCACTGTGACAAAATCCTGATGCAGCGGCAGAGTGTTTCTGCGGAGCTTCTGGCGGATGTCAAAAACCAGCTGAATATTACATGGGACGATGAAGCCACGGATAACAAGATTCGTGGCTTTATTGCCGCCGCAATGGCATATCTGAACGAAAAGGGTGGTAGCGTTCTGGATTATGATGCGGACGGACTTCCCCGTACATTGATGATGGAATTTGTACGCTATGCCAGAGATGAGGCACTGGATGTATTTGAAAACAACTACATGGCATTGATTTTGGATATGCAGAACGGAAGAATGGTGAGAGAGTATGTGGAAAGCACCGAACAGACCGAAGCATGAGATTACGCAGGCGTTCAATGATGGGATTGTGACAATCTGCGCTGTCTGCGATGCGGCAAAGGCAGGCTATGCGCCGCAGGAAAGGCTTGCAGAAAAGATAAAGCTGCGCTTTGCGGAACAAAGACTTGGCATTAACCGCATTTATCAGAGCAAGCAGGCACAGGTGGAGATTGTGCGTGTGATTCGTGTACCTGCTGCGGGGGCGGTTTCTCCGCAGGATGTGGCACTTTTGGAAGGAAAGCAATACCGCATTGATACGGTGCAGAAGGTCATGGAGATTTATCCGCCCTGCATAGATCTGGCACTTGCGAAAATCGAACAGGAATTTGAGGTGATGGCATGAGCTGGCAGGAGCATATCATAGCGGCACACCTTGCTGTGACGGATGCGGTGCGGCACGGAAGAACCATGAAGTCCGACCGATATTTTGTTTGGCAGGAGGACGGCACGAATGACTTGACTGCGGACGATACCCATGCAGAGAAAGCCGTTACAGGCACAACAGACCTTTTTACAAAGCAGGAGTTTGACCCATGGAAGGATGAACTGGAGGCGGCTTTCGATGCGTCCCCCTACATTGCGTGGGAATTAAACAGCGTGCAGTATGAGGAGAAAACAGGCTTTACGCATTATGAATGGGTCTGGGAGGTGTTCTGATGGCAAAGCTTACCTTCACAGGCTTAGATGGCTACATAGCACAGCTGGAAAAGCTGCGGCAAAGCGCAGACGGTATCACGAAAAAGGCGCTTTATGAGGGCGCAGGCGTGACCGCAGACGAAATCCGCTCCGCTGTGGAGGCATTGCCGACCGACAATGACCGCAGTGCAGGGCATTACCTCAAGGGAATCACGGACGAGCAGAAGGCGGCGCTTGCAAAGGGACTGGGCGTTGCGCCCTTCCAATCGGAGGGGGACAGGATTGATACGCTTGTCGGCTTTACAGGCTACAGTGACCTGATAACCCCGAAACACCCGAAGGGGATGCCCCTTGCGCTGATTGCCAGAATTGCGGAAAGCGGTACAAGCTTTTCTCAGAAAACGCCCTTTGTGCGAAAGGCATTGAAAACGGCGAAGCCAAAAGCGGAGGCAGAAATGAAAAAAGTATTTGAAACGGAAATCAAAAGAACGATGAAAGGATGAGGGAGATATGGCAAAGATTGGCTTGAGCAAACCTTATTGTGCAAAATACAGCAACACAGGAGAAGTCGTGTCCTACAGCGGCGGCGCGCTGATGGGCAAGGCGGTAGAACTTTCCATTGAATTGGAGGGCGCGGATGATAATATCCTTTATGCAGACAATGGACCTGCGGAGAGTGCGAATACCTTTGCAGGCGGTACATGGACGCTGACAACGGATGATTTGCTGCCCGATGTTATGCTGCAGGTATTGGGTATTATCGAGCAGGCAATGACAGGGTCGGATGTCAGCACCAAGGATGCGAAATGGTATATCTGGAATGATGAGCAGGAAACGCCCTACCTTGGCTTTGGCGCAGTTGTGAAAATCCAGAAAAACAGTGCAACCAAGTGGCAGGCGGTTGTATTGCCGAAGATTCAGCCGACCAACCCTAACGACACCTTCACCACACAGGGCGAAAAGGTCGAATGGGGGACACCTGAAATCAGCGGTAGTATTCTGCGCAGCGATGCCGCAGGACACCCTTGGAAGATGATTTCCTCCCCTATGGACAGCGAGGCGGACGCAGAGGCGGCAATTAAGAAATTCCTCGGTATTACGGGGGAGCAATGAATGCCGTCATGACAGCCGAGCATGACGGGGGAGAAGAAACGGTAAATCTGACGGAGGAAACGGAGGAAGAAACGTATGAGAACGGCGAAAATTGAAATTAACAAAAAGGAATATCTGCTGTGCTTTTCCGCTCGCGTGATGCGTGATTGTTCGGAACGCTACGGGAACGCGGAAAATATCGGGAAGGCGCTGACGGAGGGGACAGAGGCGCAGAAAATGGATGAGAGCTTCTGGTTGCTGTCTGCCATGATGGATGCAGGGGCGAAATATGCCAAGGTGGAAGGCATCAGCACACCGCCCCCTCTGAGCTATGATGCGCTTTATGATTTGTGCGGCATGGATGACCTTCTGGATATGCAGACTAAAATCTTTGAAACGATTGCGGATGGCAGCGAAAGAAGGATTGAAACAGAAGATGAAGAAGGAAAAAACGCGGAGACCACTCGACAGAATCAGATGTCGGGTGGTGCATCTGGTACGGATTGAAAATCGGGCTGTCCTATGAGACAGCATACGCCCTTCCCTTTGGCGAATTGTGCGACCTGATTGCTGTGGAGCAGATTAGAAACGAAGGCGCAAAAATGAAAAAATCAAAGGCGCAGGAGGAAGCGGAATTCTGGCGGCTGATGGATTTTGTGTAAAATCGTGAAAATATTCTTGATATACGTCATGTTATGTGATAATGTTTTAAAAAACAACACAATATGACACAGGAGGGGTAGCATGAAAAAAATTTTTACTGTTTTATTATGTGTTTGCCTGACGGTGGGCGTTGCCGCAGGGTGCGGAACAAAACAGGCGGAAACTGAGGCGGAGAAAACAGAGACGGAGAAAGCCGACGAGGTCAAGGTGTATCCGGAGCATATAGGTGATTTTATGGACACCGCCGACTTTAGCGAACCACCCGAAATTATTTATACAACGCCTGCAAGTGAGAACGGCTTGGAAGGCGAATTGTACAAGATTGAGGGCGAGGTAACGGAAAGCGAGGTAACAGAGGGCGAGGAAGGCATAAGTATCGGCTCTTTTACCGTTAAGACGGATATTGGAGAGGTTTCTGTCCTTGACTCCAGTGTCCTGTTAGGCGGTTTCGACGGTTTTGCATCGGATGAAACTATGCAGAAATATTTCGCAATTCCGAAGGTAGGAGAAAAGGTATGCGTTTATGTGGAATACGTGGGATACAGTGAGTTATTAAAAACACCTGCATGCTATTATGGCGGTCAATATTACGTTGATAGGGTTTTTGGAGTTATAGTGCGCAATTATGTAGAAGGAACACAAGAAACGGAAAAAGCGCAAGAGCAGACTGCGAAATCGCAGACACAAAGCGTGCCGACGGAGTATAAATCCGCTTTAAACAAGGCAAAGTCATACAGTGATATGCTGCATATGTCGAAGAAGGGCATTTATGACCAGCTTGTATCTGAATACGGAGAAAACTTTTCCGCAGATGCCGCACAGTATGCAGTCGATAATTTGCAAGCCAATTATAAGGCAAACGCACTGAAAACGGCAGAAAATTATCAAGATATGATGGATATGTCCCCTGCATCTATTTATGAGCAGTTGGTATCCGAATACGGGGAGCAGTTTACGGCAGAAGAGGCACAGTATGCTATTGACAACCTTAAGTAAGCAATAGAATATTTTCAACAGGATAACAAGAGAAAGCACTCAAATCATTTGGGTGCTTTTTTCATGCAAAAAAGGAGGTGACGGAATGGGAACGGATATTGGTGCAAAGATTGGCATTGACGGCGAGGCGGCGTTTCGGTCGAGCTTGGCGGCAATCAATTCCCAATTAAAAAATCTGGGCAGTGAAATGAAATCCGTAATTTCCGCGTTTTCGGGCATGGAGAACAGCGAAGGCGCGGTAACGGCAAAGGGTGATGTTTTAAAGCGTTCCCTCAATGCATCGGCGGAGAAAATGAAGCTGCTGCAAAACCAGAGCGAGCGTGCAAAGGCAAGGCTTGCGACTCTATCGGATGAATTGGAAAAATCCAAGCAGAAGTTCGGGGAGAACAGCGAGGAGGCGCGCAAGGCGCAGGATGCCTACAACAAGCAGGTTGTGGCTGTCAATCGTCTGGAAACGCAAATGAACCAGACTACCACGCAAATGAACCGCATGGAACAGGAAATGCAGGAGCTGGGGAACAGCTCGGATGCACTGTCAAAGGACTTAGATAAGACCGAACAAAGCTCCGCCCGTATGAAAGCCGCAATGAAAGCGGCGGTTTCTGCGGCAGCGGCGGCAGTGGGTACGTTATCGGGGCTTGGCATAGCGGCAATCAAGGTCGGGAGCGACTTTGAGGAATCCATGTCGCAGGTAGCGGCAACCATGGGGATGAGTGTTTCGGAAATTCATAACGGCAGCGAGGCTTACGAAACACTGGCAACAGCGGCAAAGAATGCAGGCGCAACCACAAAATTTACGGCTACGCAGGCGGCAGAGGCTTTGAATTATCTCGCCCTGGCAGGGTATGACGCAGGCACATCCGCAGAGGTTTTGCCCTCTGTGCTGAATCTGGCGGCGGCAGGCGGGCTTGATTTGGCGTATGCCTCTGACCTTGCGACAGATGCAATGGCGGCTCTGGGCATCGAGGCGAGCGCGGACAATCTGACACAGTTCGGAGACCAGATGGCAAGGGCATCCAGTAAGGCGAACTACAGCGTGGCACAGCTTGGCGAAGCAATTCTGACCGTTGGTGGTACGGCGAAGAACCTTGCAGGCGGCACAGTAGAGCTGAATACGGCTCTCGGTGTTCTGGCGAACCGAGGTATCAAGGGTGCAGAGGGCGGTACGGCTCTGAGAAACATGATTTTATCCTTATCCGCACCGACAGATAAAGCGGCGGCAACGCTGAAAAGCCTTGGTGTGTCTGCATTTGACGCGGAAGGGAATCTGAATCCTCTGAATGAAACCTTCAAAAAGCTGGACGCGGCAATGCAAAGCATGAGCCAAGAGCAAAAAACAAATGTACTGAATAATATTTTCAATAAAGTAGATTTGAAAAGTGCGGAGGCAATGCTTGCGGGTTGTGGTGCGGAGTTTGATAATCTTTCTGCATCCATTGCGAGCAGCAGCGGTGCCATGCAGGATATGGCAGATGTGCAGATGGACAACCTCAAGGGGCAGATGACGATTCTCGGCAGTGGTCTGGAAGGGCTTGGTATACAGGTCTATGAAAAATTTGAAACCCCTATGAAAGAGGCTGCGGAAACCGCTATCACATCGGTGGATGAGGTTGCAAGAAATCTGCGGAGTGGAAAACTCTCGGAAAGTGTGGATAACCTTGCGGAAAGCACAGGGCATTTCATGGAGGAAACAACCGCTCTGGCGGTGAAGGCTCTGCCGAAGGCAATCAACGCCCTTGCGGCTATGCTCAGACACACAAAGGAGATTAAGAATGTAACGCTGACAGCGGCGGCGGCAATCGGAACCTTTAAGGCAGTGCAAAGTCTTTCTACGGTAGTGAAAAGCTGGCAGGCGGCGGAAAAGGCAGTGCGTGTTTATACAGCGGCTTTGGCAGTCAATCGAAATGCGGAGTTACTGCTGACCTCTACGCTGAGCGCAAAAGAGATTGTGGTTGGCGTGGTAACAGGCAAAATTGCCCTCATGACTGCGGCACAGACTGCCTATAACGCTGTGGTGGCGGCGTGTCCGCTTGGACTTCTGATTGCAGGCGCGGCGGCACTGACCATCGGTTTGGTTTCTCTGCTTTCTGCGACAGAGGAAGAAAGCGAGGGGATGCGCGAGTTCCGAAAACGTCTGGAGGAAACAACAGATTCCATCAATCAGCAGGCAGAGGCACGCAAGAGCATGAAGGAAACGGCGCAGGAAAGCATCAATCAATCTCTTTCTGAAATGGATTACACAGACAGCTTGATTCGTCAACTTCAGCAGCTTTGCGATGCAAATGGACAGGTAAAGGATGGCTACGAAAACAGAGCCAAGGCACTGGCGGAGCAGATTAACAACGTGATTCCCGATGCCATCAGGCTGACGGAGCAGGAGGGACAGGCTTATATACAGACTGCGGACAATCTGGATTCGCTGATGGCAAAGAAAAGAATCAATGCGCTTTTGGCTGCCAATGAGGAGGCTTATACGGCGGCAATCCAGAATCAGGCAGAGGCAATGCAGAACCTTATAACTCTGGAGGATGACATTGCCACAAAAAAACAGGAACTGGCTGATAAGGAAAAGGCATATCAGGATGCTATGATGGGCGGCAGCTTGGGTGCGCAGGAAAAAACCAGAGAAGCATTGTTACAGGTGAAGGATGACCTTGCGGAGTTGGAGGGGAATTATGACAAACAGGTAAATATCCTGCGTGAAGGCTATCAGGCGATTGATAACTACCAGAGGCTTTCTGCGGCGGCAGCGTCGAACAGCGTAGAAGAAATGAATGCGGTCGCAAGTGAATTTCTCTACCAACAGCAGGAGGTTACGGATAAAACAAAGGATGCCTTAGACCAACGTGCAGAGGTGATTGAGAGCTACCTCAAAGAAAGATTGAAAATGGCGCAGGATGCAGGGTATGAAATCCAAGAATCGGAATTGAATTATTTGACGGAAACCTTTGAGGCTTATTGTGACATTGCACGACAGTATGAGGCGGCAGGCAGAGAAATTCCTGCAAACATTAAAAAAGGCATAGAGGAAACTGCTCCACAGGTTGCAAATGCCTATGCTGTTATGAATGAAAAGGGACTGCTTGAAACAGAGAAAGCCAATACCAAAATGGAAAGCTTGGCGAGAAACTGCACGGAAGGTTTTGCAAACGGTTTGATTTCTAAGGATGCCATGAACAAGATAGTTTCTTCGGCGGAAAAAATCGGTACCACGCTGAAAGAAAAAATCAAAGCTATTTTTAAAATCAAATCCCCATCCCGTGTCATGCGTGATGAGGTCGGCAAACAGATTCCTGCCGGCGTTGCTGTCGGCATTGAGAAAGGCACAGGCGAGGCAGTCAAGGCGGCAGAACAGATGGCAGGGGATGTTGCAGAGGCGGCAGAGGGCATAGATTCCATGGTGGACTTTGCGCAGAAAACCGCCCGTAAGGTTGGGGATGTGCTGAAAAGCGAATTAGAGAAAACCAACAGCGAAATTGAAGCCTTACAGAAGAAATCGGAGGAAAAGAAAGCCGCCGAGGAATTGAAGGAATACAAGAGCAACCTTGCGAAAAAGCGTGCAGAGCTGAAAAAGGCAGAAAAGAAGAATCGGCAGAAGATACAGGAAGAAATTGCAAAGCTGGAAAACGACTGGAATAAAAAACAGGAGGATGCCGCAAAAACAGCAGAGGAGAAAAAGCTGAAGGAGCGGCTTTCTGCGTTGCAGACCTTTCAGAAGGAATATGAATCGGCACTTTCCAAGATTGAAAGCAAGCAAAACAGCCTACAGGAAAAACTGGCTGACTATGGTTCTCTGTTTGAGAGGGTAAAAACAGAGGACGATAAGGAATTGTTTCGCCTTGGGGATCTGGATGCAGAAATCAGAAAGATTCAGAAATACAGCAATGCGATTGAAGAAATGCAGGCAAAAGGCTTGTCCGGTGGCTTAATGAGTGAAATCTCCGCAATGAGCGTGGATGATGCACTGGACTACATGGATAAGCTCTCTCGTATGTCTGATGTGAAATTGCAGGAATATATCCAAAAATACGAAGAAAAACAGCAGTTGGCGGCAGAGGCGGCGAAAAAATTCTATCAAAGCGAGTTTGACGCACTGGAGAAGAACTACACCGAAAAGCTGCCGCAGACCATTGGAGAGGTCAAGGAGGAACTGTATCAGGCGGGGACAGAAGCAGCAAAAAGTTTTACACAGGGCATGGCTGCCGGCGGTAAAACGGATGCCATAAGTGCTGTCTCCGGAGCTGTTGCGAATGCAAGCCAAAATACGCAGGGGATAACCATGCAACAGATTGTTGCCTCTTTGCAGGCGCAGGAGCCTGTTCTGACGGAATATGTGCAGGCACTTGAAATGAGGCTTGTCGAGGTTATGACGGGTTTTCGTGTTGAATATGTCAATATTGGCGAAATGATGATGGCAGGACTTGCCGATGGTATTGAGAACGGAAGGAGTGGCGTAATTCAGGCAGTTGCGGAAGTGGTAGCGGCGGCGATTGCGAAGGCGAAGGCTAAACTGGACATTCATTCGCCCTCTAAGGTTTTTGAAGGCTTCGGCGAGTATTCCATGGAGGGCTACGAAATCGGCATCAAAGATAAAATGAAATCGGTGATGCGGACGGTACAGAACAGCATGGACGCAGTTGCACGTCCGCCCAGAGTGGAAACGGCAACAGGCGGCATCAGTAAATCTCAGACCTACACCTACGGGGACATCAATGTGCATATCGACAGTGTGAAAAGCGAAAGAGAAGCAAGAGTTGTCGCAGAGCAGATCGAGTTTCTCCGCAGACAGCAAAGCGCAGGGAGAGGTGGTAACAAATGATACATGAGGCATGGTTTACATTCAACGGCATTGACAGCAGAGAAATGGGCGTTATCGTGACCGCTATGCCGGAAACGGTGCGTGCGGAGCGGCGGATAGAAAGCATTACCGTAGCGGGGCGAAACGGTTCTCTGCATACAGATGAAGGCGTTTATGAAAGCTATGACAGGACGATGGAATGTGCGCTGATTAAGCGTGCAAAGCTGGATGAAGTCGCAGCATGGCTTGTCGGCAGCGGAGAAATGACATTTTCAACAGAACCGGATAAGGTTTACCGCGTGATGATTGCAAATAAAATCAGCATCGCTCAGATGATGCGTGTGTTCCAGAAATTTCAGGTCATTCTGGATACACAGCCATTCAAATACAGTGTCAATGCCGCAGGGGATGCCTTAGAGCTGACCGCCCCGACCACCATCCGCAACAGCGGCACAGTGTACAGTGAGCCGTTGATTACGGTTTACGGCAGTGGGGATATTACGCTGAACATCAACGGGGAGGATTTCCCCATGTACGGCGTGCAGGAAAGCATTACCATTGACAGTGAAATGATGGAGGTGTTTAAGGGTAACACCAACCAAAACGGCAAATACGGCGGTGCGGAGTTTCCGAGATTTGAGGTCGGGAAAAACGAAATCAGTTGGACGGGGAATGTCAGCAAAATAAAAATACAGCCCCGTTGGAGATGGCTGTAGTTGTCGAAGAATGAAATTTATGGTATGGTATAAATGAAGGATTGCCAACTGGCGGTTAGTCACTTCCCGTGAAGGAGGTGACGCTTATGGTTACATACGAAGGGTTATTTACTTTTTGCTTAGTAATCATCGGAGTTATTTCCTTGTTTCATAACAAGAAATAATGAAAAAGCCGCCTAACCTGCGAAGTTAGACGGCTAAAACCAACTACTTGGACTAGCCGCCCTGCGAAAGGTGGCAATCCTTTTCTTATACTTATGATAACAAAAGAAAGATATTCTGTCAAGAAAGGCGCATCTGAAAATAAAACGGATGTGCTTTTTTGATGCGAAAAACAGAAAGGAGTGGGAAAAATGGCAAAAACGTATAATCGGCTGGAAATTGATGTGAACAAAAAGCCGAACAGCATCGGGATTCGCCCTGTGCAGCATGATACAAAATCCAGATATTTAGATGTATGCCTGTATGAAAACGGTGTGCCAATCGACCTGACAGGCGAGCAGGTGCGCATCACATTCAGAAAAGCGGACGGCGGCACATTTTTTAATCAGGGGGAGGTGACGGATGCGACCGCGGGCAGATGCCAGTTTGCCCTGACGAATGAAATTTTATCCGAGGCAAAGGCAGTCGAGGCGCAGATTTCCGTATGGAACGCAGGCGGTCAGATTTTGTCTACGCAGGTGTTTGAAATCTATGTAACGGCGGCAATTCCTTGGACGGATTCCGTTGAAAGTGAGAACGAATACGGCGTTCTGGTGGTGCTGTTTCAGGAGATTCAAGATGCACTGGATACCATGCACAAGATTGCCACAACCTTCGGCGAGCCCGGGGATAAGGCGGCAGAGTACGGCGTGGATACATTCTGGGGGATTTTGGAAATGCTTGCACAGCGTGGGGATGTGGAGAGTGCGCTGGAGAAAAAGATTAAAGCCTATTTGAATAGTACGATTGGGACAAGTGGGTTTCAGTCGTTGGATAAAATGCTCCCCGCAAAGAGTGGTACGCAGACCTTTACCGAAAATGGCACGTTTACCGTTCCCGATGGTGTGACGAAGATTCTTGTTACTGCTTTTGGTGGCGGCGGTAGCGGATACGGTTTAGGCGGTGGTCAGGGTGGGAACTTTGTAATTAAAAAAGCGTACTCAGTTGTTCCTAAAATGACTATCCCCATTACAATCGGAAATGGTGGACAAGCCAGTAGAGAAGGAACAAACGGTGGCGCAACTGTTGTCGGAAGTTTAGTTACATTGGAAGGTGGAGTTAAAGGCGGTCAGACTAGCGCCCATAATGGGGCGTTGGGAGGAATAGGAGATGAAAACGGCCAGAATACCGTGGTTGCTCATGGTGGGTGCTGTGGTTCATCTTCGACCAGTACAGGCGACACTTATAAAGGTGGCGGAGGTGGCGGTGCAGGCTACGGAAGCGGTGGAAATGGTGGTAATGGAGGATGGAGTGCTACGAACGCATCTGGCACTGACGGAGGAATTGGAGCAGGTGGCGGAGGCGAAGGAAGTAGCGCATCCGGATATTCTTCACCGGGAGCTGGCGGCAATGGCATCGTCATAATCGAATGGTAAGAGGGTGGAAAAATGAAAAACTATGCAATGATTTTACAAAACAGAGTGATTGACGTTCTGAAAGACAGGGAAACAGAACCCTACTATCCACCAGACCCATCGGGCAACCCTGTGACTGCTATTCCTTGTGACGATACCGTTACCCTTGGCATGATTTATGATTCTGAAACAGGTACATTTTCGGAATACACACCACCCGAACCCGAACCCACACCCGAACCACAGTTGACAGAAACCGAACAGGCAATTTTAGACACAGCAATCAATGTAGACTATTTGGTTTGCATGAAGGAACTGGAAATTTGAAAGGAGAAATGAAACATGACATACGCAAGACTGAAAAAACTGATTAGCAGAGGTGCATACGAAAAAGAGGACATGATGAACAAATTGGACGTATTCCTCATGGCGAACAGAATCACAGAGGAGCAGTATCAGGAATTGGTTGGTATGATGGGGTGATGCTATGATTACCATTCACGAAAAAACGGCAAAGACATTTGACACAATCGGGCTGGGGACATTGGTTCCCGGCTCTTGTATTGTCACGGAGGAATTGAACGGGGCGTATGAGCTGGAGCTGAAGCACCCCTATGACGATGGCGGCAAGTGGAAACGCATCGAGCGCGGGCGGATTCTCTACGCCTCCACGCCCAGAGGGATGCAGCCGTTCCGCATTTACTACGTCAAACCAACCATGAAGGAAATTTCGGTCAACGCAAGGCATATTTTTTATGACTTACTGGACAACCAGTGCGAACCAATCAGCCACAGCGGTACGGCTACGGCGGCTCTGGCAGCCATGCAGGTGGCGTTTGCCTATCCCATGCCCTTTTCCTTTGATACGGATATTTCCATCACAGGAACGCTCACAACAGGGCGCATGAATCCCGTACAGGTGCTACTGTCGGACGATGACGAAGCAACCTCGTTTGTCAAGGGCTACGGTGGCGAGCTGCTACGGGATGGCTTTCGGGTATCCGTCAAGGCGGCACTGGGGCAGGACAGAGGCGTTTCTATCCGCTACGGAAAGAACCTTGTCGGGCTTGAGGTCACAGAGGATGAATCGGAGGTAAAGACGCGCATTGTCTGTTATGGGCGGGGCGGCTCTGCAACCCTCGACAGCCCCCATCTGGGCGATTATATCTACCCGAAGATTTACACCCTAGAGGATGAAAATAAGACGCTCTCCGAGGTGCAGGAGGAGGCACAGGCGTTGCTGGACGGCGGCTGTGATATTCCAAGCATTAACATCAAGGCGGATTTTGTGGCCCTGGAAAAGACGGTGGAGTATCGGGAATATGCCGTTCTGGAAGAAGTATTTTTAGGAGATATGGTAACGGTTATCAATACCAAAATGGACTTTCAGAAACAGGCGAAGGTTATATCGTATGAATGGGATTGCCTGTTAGAGCAGTACAACGATGTGGAATTGGGGGACTTCATCCCCACGCTTGCGGCATCCGTTACCAGTGGCGTGAAAAGCGGTTCGCTTGCGTCTTCTGCGTACATCAATGCGGCATCGGTTATGGCGGCATTGCAGGCGCATTTGAATGATACGAACAATCCGCACCATGTCACAGCGGCACAGGTGCAGAGTTAAGAAGGGATGGTTTATGGAAAACATTGAAAAAATGGTGCAGGAGGCACTGGACAGCACGAAGTCCGCACACAAGCGGATTGACCGCATGGAAAAGCGGCAGGACAACCTTGACGGATTGACGAAGGCGTTTTCGGTTCTGCAGAACGAGCAGGAGCATATCAAAACAGATGTCGGAGAAATCAAGGACGATGTGAAGCAGCTGGTTTCCAAGCCGGCAAAGCGTTGGGATGGGCTGATTGATAAGGCGATTGCGGTGGTTGTCGGTGCGGTAATCGGGTTTCTGCTGAACGGTGGCGGTTTATGATGAAAAAACGCAGACGAATTCGTTTTAAAATCAATAATGATACCATGACAACGATTGTGGTTTTGTCCCTATCGTTTTGTGTGTGCGTTGTTGTTGTGGGTATTATCTTGGCGTGTTTCTGCGTTGACATTTCATCCATCGTATCGTCCGCACTGTTGCTGTTCGGTACGGAATTGGGTATCTGCGGTCTGATGAAGCTGTACGATAAGGGCGTGGAGCAGGCAGAACGCAGAGTGGAGGAACGCAGGAAAAGAAAAATGACCGCAAAGCAAGCGGAATGGGAGTACAAGGAGGAATTGAGAGAAAATGAAAATGAATGAAGCGGCAAAAATCACAGTTCAAAATTTGCTGACAGTGAAATCCATCGTAACGATTATGCTTACGGTGGTTTTTTCGTATCTGGCAGTGGTGGGGCGCATCAGCGGAGAACAGTTTTTGACGATTTTCTCTGTTGTGGTGGCGTTCTACTTCGGGACGCAGTACCAGAAGGGGAAGGAAGGTGCAGAGGAAGAGGAATGAAAAAAGACCGCCCCTTGCGGTCTTAATCGGGAATGTATTCGATGATGTCACTGGGCTGACAATTCAGCAGCTTGCAAAGGGTTTCGATATTTTCCCAAGAGATAGGCTTTCCCTCTCGCAATTTTTGTACAGTGGATTCACTTAAAAGTTTATTTTTTCTGATTTGATATGTTGTGTAACCGACTTCTTTTAGAGCCGAAAGAACATCGAGCTTATAAAGTAACGGCATAGTATCACCTTCTTTCTTATGTTATATTGTAGCTGTTTTTGTGAACGAAAACAAGTGTACAATATTTACAAAAATATAAACCATAATTCGTGTATATTGCATATTGAATATGCACGAAAAATAGTGTATTATATAGACATAGAAAGGAGGTGACACGTTGGAGGACAAAATAAAAGAGCTAATCAAGCTGGTGGAACAACTTGAAAAGCTCATGATTAGGATAATCTCATTGGTAGGATGGGTTTTAATCCTAATCAAACTCATTACATAGAGGGAGGGGCGAAAGCCCCAACCTTCTATCAGTAATAATACATGAAAAACTCCAACGGTGCAATATGAAAAAAGATATTTTTAAGCTAATGGTACATTTTATCTTTTTGATGGGCTTGGTTTTGGCACTGGTAACTTTGGTAAGCAAGATGATTTAAAGGGAGGGTTTTATTGTGACACATATTGAAAAATAATAAAAAGCTCTTGACTTTTGAAACGCAAAAGTATATTATAATTATGGGTTTCAAAAGTGAGGTGAAAACAATGCCCGAAAAGAAAAAAATGGGAAGACCGACGGACAACCCAAAGCAAACGCAATTCAGCATTCGTTTTGACGAGGAAACATTGAGTATTCTTGACAGATTCTGTAAAAAGGAAAATGTGTCAAGACCAGAAGGCGTAAGGAGAGCCGTTAGAAATCTCGAAAAAGAATAAAAAGAACAGCCCATCAGTTTATCTTGGCGGATAAATGGACTGTTCCGAAACGAAAGATTTCTCTCTCGTAAATATTATAGCATGCGAGGGAGACTTCTTTCAATACTTAAAATTTGAAAGGAGTTTTTTATTATGACGCATATTGAAAAAATGTGGAAAACAATCGAAAAAGCAGAAAAAGAATATGTAGGCAAGCGTGACAGATATGATATTTCTACAGAGGAGGCATGTGCATTGATTGACTATATCACAGAATGTAACTATTCTGGTGTATTTAATGTTTTTAATCTCGGCTTTATCAGAGGGGTTAGATGGGCAAGGGCACAGGAAAAGAAAAAGGCGGTGAAAGCATGAATGAGATTATGAACATCGGCGGTGTGGACTGCTACGAAAAAGACGGAACAGCATATTTGAAACTGGAAGCGGTGGCAAGAGGACTTGGGTTCACCAGAACCGCAGATAGTGGAAATGAGGTTGTCAGATGGGAAAGAGTACATAAATATTTGGGAGAAATTGGATTCATGCCCACAAGTGGGCACGATGATTTCATCCCCGAAAATATCTTCTACCGTCTGGCTATGAAAGCCAAAAACGAAACGGCGGAAAGGTTTCAAGCCTTGGTAGCGGATGAGATTATTCCCTCCATCCGCAAGCATGGGGCATACATGACACCGCAGAAAATCGAAGAAGCGCTGTTGAATCCGGATACCATCATCAAATTGGCAACAAATCTGAAAGCGGAACGGGAGAAGAGAATGGAGTTGGAGCGGCAGGCGGAAAAGGATAAGCCGTTGGTAACATTTGCGAATTCCGTTTCTGTGGCAAAGGCTTCTATTCTGGTAGGTGAACTGGCAAAGCTGTTAAAACAGAACGGGATTGAAATGGGGCAGAACAGGTTGTTTACATGGATGCGTGAAAACGGCTATCTCATTAGCCGAAAAGGCACTGACTATAATATGCCGACGCAGCGGAGCATGGAAATGGAGCTGTTTGAAATTAAGCTAACTACGATTTCGCACGGTGACGGACATACCAGTCTAAACAAAACGCCAAAGGTAACAGGAAAGGGACAGATTTATTTTATCAACTTGTTTTTGAAGGCAAGTGCATAAGCGGAAAGAGCGTTCGAGAAATCGGGCGCTTTTTTATATAAAAGAAAGAAGGAGGAAAGAATAATGTTTTTAATGGAAAATTGGTATTTGGTTGTTGCGTTGATGGCGGTTGCAGGGATGGTCGGTGTATTTATCGGGCGTTTTCTGAAAATGCCAACATCCGAGCAGAGAGAAAGGGTAAAGGAATGGCTGCTGTGGGCGGTCACGCAGGCAGAGGCGGAGTTGGGGAGCGGCACAGGGAAGCTGAAGCTGCGGCAGACCTACGATTTATTTATCCAGCGGTTCCCTGCATTGGCTATGGCGGTATCCTTTGACACCTTCTCCCTGTGGGTGGATGAGGCACTGGAGGAAATGCGAAAGCTGCTGAAGGAAAATAAAACAGTCAGAGAGCTTGTAAAGGGGTGATTATATGGCGAAAAAAATGACAGGCAAGGAGCTGGTAGCCTTCTGCCGCTCCAAAATCGGCACACCGTATGTCTACGGCATGAAGGGCAAGGTTATGACGGAGCAGAACTATAAATTTCTGAAAAACACCTACGGGAAGATGGTCTGGCTGAGCGATAGGGATAAAATCGGCAAGGTCTGTGTAGACTGCTCTGGTCTGATTTCGTGGGCGTGTGGCGTGAAACTCGGAAGTACCCAGTGGAAAGAACGAGCAAAAAGCGTAAACCCTATTTCAACCATTGAAAAAGCACCCATCGGAGCGTTGGTATGGATGCAGGGGCATATCGGGGTTTATACCGGGATGAAGAATGGCTACCCCTACTACATAGCTGCTGACGGCTCTGCATACGGCGTGCGTGAAGTCCCCCTGCGGTGCAATAAATTCACGCATTGGCTGTTGGTCGAGGATGTATTTCAATACGAAATGAGGGATGATGAAGTGGTAGAAAAATGCAAAATGATTATCAATGGCAAGGAACACACGGTGGAACGGATCCTGAAGGATGGGACAAATTATATCAAAATTCGGGATGTGGCGGAGGCTATCGGGTATGATGTGACAAGCAAGGGGAATGTGGCTGTGCTGACGAAGAAATGATAAGTATACTTACAGTAATTCTATAGAATTTTGAAAGTTTAAGCGAAAATAAATAGAATTTGATTAAAATTTTCACTGAAAAAGCCCCTCTTTCGAGGGGCAAATTTTTATTCCGCAAACAATTCCTTCCCAAGACCGGCGGTATATTTTGCACCTGCGGCAAAGCCTTTTTCTTCCGTCTCGGCAATCAAATTATTCAGCATTTCTTCTGCTGTGAAATAATCTTCCGCATTGAGCTTGCTTTTCAAAAATTCCTGCAATTCTTTCATCCTGCTCCCTCCTGTGTGATACTCCTGCATTTCCAGTTCTCTTTCGTGGCAGTAGCTGCGATATAAACCTTCGATTTTTTTCATGTTTGTTACCTCCTGTAAAAACTCCGTGTGTAGTTGACCTAGGATTATACCGATACCGCGTGGGTGGCATTGCCACCGATTTGCCACCATTGGACAAGTTTTGTATAAATTCGATAAATTTTACATAGTCATAAACGATACTTAGAAAGCCTTTAAAATCAACGTTTTTCGGATATTCCTGATGATTTTTGGGGTTAGATAATGACGCTTAGCGGCTGTCTCCAGAATAAGGCTTTGTTAAAATATGCGAATGTTTTCTTTATTGTGTTATCAGCGTTTCTGCGGTGTTGGGTTGATGTTTTTGGAGATTTGCCACCCATTTGCCACCGTAAATTTCATTTGGGTGGCAAGCCATTTACAACGCTTTCAAATAAATCCGCTGCGGTCTGTGCCATTTCGTCTGTGTGGTGAACGTAGGTATTCATTGTGGTTACAATGTTTTTGTGCCCGAGCCGCTGTTGAACAGCCTTCACGTTGGCACCTGCCTCAATCAGCTTTGTGGCGTGGGTATGGCGCAGGCTGTGATAATCAAAATTGATGCCAAGCTCCTGCCGGATGACTCTCTGGCAATAGGCAAAGCTGTTTTTGGTTGTCAGCTCTCCGTTTTCATCAACGCAGATAAAATTGATTCGCCGCGCGCCTGTGGAAAGGATTTTTTGTGCGCCGACAATTCGCTGTCGAGGCGCTCCTTTTTCGTCCGTAAAATCGACAAGCTGATATACTGTGTAGAATTCGCCATATTTCAGTTCATTTTTGAGCTGTCGGTTTTTCTCTGCCTTGAGGATTCGGTAAAGAGATTCCCCGAATTTTATTTTCCGCTTGGAGTTGTACTTTGGTTCTTTGAGGGAGAACCCCAGATTGCCGTTGATGTTCCTGCGGATAAGCTGACGCTCTACAGACAACGTGCAGTTTTCAAAATCAACATCGTCCCATGTGAGGGCAAAGCATTCATTGATACGCAGCCCACAGTTCCAGCCAATCATAAGCGGAATATAGTAGCGAGAACCAACGGGAAAGCGTTTCCGGATGCGGTCAAATTCTGCATCCGTCAGCACGATGCGCTCTCTGACCGGCTTTGCGACAGTACCTATCTTTACAAACCGACAGGGATTCTCTCGGATATACTGCAAGGGCTGAACAGCATAATCTATCGCAGTAGAAAGGACAACAAAGATAGAGCGTATGGTCGCTTTGGAATAGCCCTGCGCCTTTAGCTGGTTTATGTATTCCTGAATGGCTGCCGCCTGTAGGCTTTTTAAATAATACGCACCGAACTGCGGTTTCAGGTGCCTGTGGATCAGCGTTGCGTAGGTCTGCTGCGTATTTTCTGTGAGATTCATTTTGCAATACTGCTCATACCAGAAATCCAGATAATCACTGACGCTGATGGTGGAAGGCTGAAAGACCTGTCCGGAGTTTTCATATTCCGCGATAGCCTTTGCCAGAGCCGTTTCCGCTTCTTTCTTGGTGCGGAATCCGCCCTTTTCGATTTTCTTTCTTTTGCCGCCGACCTGAGCGGTATCAAAATAATATGACCATGTTTTACCACGTTTTCGTGTTCCGCCTTTCATAAGCATTCCTCCTTAATTGAAAAATAGGTATAGAAAATAAGGCGGTATCGTGGTATAATCCTATTGCGAGTAGGTGGTTATACAAATACCGCCGTATGAGAATCCTCTTTCCTGTTGGCGCAGGAAGGGGGATTTTTTATTGTTTATTAAACTGCTGCTTCGGCTAAACGCAAGCTTTCTCTATATTGTTCGGCTTTTGCAACTTGTGTGAAGGTAACGGTTGCGTTATGGTTTTCTTTAACAACCTTTTCAATTTCAGGAAGAGAAACCCTAAAAAATTCTTTTCTGGGATTTACCTTGTTTACCTGATTTGCCTTAAAGGTGTTATGCAAGGTAGTTTCAAGAGTAGGTGCATCTTCGCTGAAAATCATTGCGTGGACATCGAATTCGAAAGGAACAGATGCGTCCCCTAATTCTTTCACACGGTCAAGCGGTTCTAATCTTCTGGTCATGCCGATTTTATAAACATTCTCACCGAAAGAGCCGATATTTGAGATAATATATACATAGCCTGCACGTGTGTTCTGTTCTCTTTCGAGGACGTTTGCCTTATCCTTTTCAACTAATTTCAGCTTATCCTCCAGTTCCTTAATCTTATCAATATACAACTGCTTTTCGATATCAGAGGATTTCTGCAGGTAGTCCATGAGCTTTGCGATTTCGTTTTTGAACTGCTTTTCTTCTTTTTCGATTTTCGCTTTTTCTCTTTCAATTTCACGGCGAACCTTTTCTTCTTCTAACATTTGTTCACGGATTGCTTTCTGCTCTTCCTTTTCCTGTTCCTTTTTAAGCTGATAAGCATAGGTCAGGTTTAGCTCCTCTAATTTACATTCTAAGAAATCAAATGTCAGCTTTACGCCGTCTACTTCAAAAAGCTTATTTAAGTTCTCGAAGGATTTGTTCAGTTTATTTCTTTGGGTATCTACATTTTTTGTAGTTACCGCCTTGATGATAGAGGCGCTTTCAGCCTCGAAGCAACGCAGGATCTGTTTGGAATTATCGCGAATTGCCTTTTTGTCTCCATAGGAATTGATAATAAGTGCTTTATCATTTTTTACAAATTCAGACAGCTTTGTTTTCAAAAGTGCCAGTTTATTTTTATATTCCTCGGAAGAAATCGTTTCATCTACTTCAAAATTTGCAGCAACAACAATACTTTCCTTGGAGAGTTCTTCGATTTCCAGGAGTAATTCTGTTTTCTGCTTTTTTATAGCCTTGAGATCTTTGTCTGCGCTGGAAATCTTTTCATTCCATTGTTTTAAATCAATTTCAGCCTGAGAGGTTTTTTCATGATAGTAGCTATCTGCAGCATCGGTTCTTTTGGAATGGTACTCATCGGCGGATGCGTGCCGTTCAGATTCATAAGCATCTGCATCCGAGTGTTTTTGTGTAGCATAAGCATCTGCATCTGTGATTACATCTGCTTTCTCAAGTGCTTCAAGAAAGACCCTCCGTTTTACAAGCAGCAGAATGATAGCCACTACAGCAAAGCCAGGCAGGAAAAGTGAGAGCAAAGAGAATGCAATAAGCAATGCCCACCAAGTAGTAAATGTTTTTTTCATAGTATAATCCTCCTTAATTTGACAATATTCACATAGTGTGATATTTTTGTGTTAAGAAGGCTACTGGACGGTGACTTTCTTTTCCCCTTACAGTATTCGCGGTACTGTAGGGGGAAACTTATATTTTGTGGTTCAAAAAGTTATCCACAGGATATATTGTACCCCCTTTATTTTTTGACATTTTTATGGTATAATCAATCTTACCTTCTGGATACAGGTGAAAGGTACATAAATACCAATGACTGATTTCGAGTTTGTAAGTGTTCTTTTAGACGTTACAATGGTAGTGTTAATGTTATTTAAATAACTAATAAGTTTGAGGCTATACGATAGCTTTTGGTTGACAACACGGAGGTTGCCGCCTTTTCGCCAGCGTAGCTTATGAAAACCCTGTATTGTTGTGGTACAAAGGCGAAGGGATGGTCTCAAACTTGACACTTGCATATATTTGTATTATAATAATTAATGAAATCGTCATTGGGTGATAAAAATGTACCTTTTGAGGAACAATGAGGCGGCAAACTCATTGGTTATGGAAAGAAATTAATTTATTACCATCCTCACCATTTTTATCCACCATTAGGAAAAAGTAGGTTTGAAATATAACCTGCTTTTTTCTTGCAATAAATTTCTTTTCCCTCTACGGTATTAGCGGTACTGTAGGGGGAGTTTTTTATTTAAAATTCCTTCCTAAGCTGCATCAGCCTACCTCGGATATGTATATTTTCCATATCCTTGCCAACAAAGATTTTTGGTTCACAGGCGGGGTTTTCGGGTTGGAGAATTAGCGCATTTTCCTGTTTTTTCACTCTTTTCAGGGTAGCCTCGTCACCATTGACGGCGACAACGGCAATATCTCCATTATCCACATCAGCCTGTTGGCGGATAAGGAGTAAATCGCCATGATGGATGCCTGCGTTTATCATGCTGTCCCCCTTGGCCCTGAGCCAGAAGTAGGTTTCGCCCGTCTGGAGGTCAGATTCGGGGGTGGGGATGTAGCCTTCAATGTTGTCCTCGGCGAATAGCGGCGTGCCACAGTTCACAGAGCCGACCAGAGGGACGTTTACCATTGGTTCGGGAACGTAGGGGATGGCACCTTCGGGGAGGGACTTATCTCGCTTTTCGACTAAATCTGATTTTTCAATGCCAAAATAATTTGCTATCATTTCGATTTTATCAATGCGAGGGTATTTTTTCCCATTTACCCAATCAGTAAAGGTGGAGTATTTGAATCCAAGAGCCTCACACATATCATTTCTTGACTTATTATTTAAATCCATATAGTATTTTATATTTTCAGCCATAATGGCTTTGTTTCCGAGGTCGCTCATAGGCTCACTCCCTTTCTAATGACAATATACGCTAAAAACAAAAAAAAATCAAGATAAAAATAAAAAAATTACGCTTTTAGCATTGACAAAACGCATAAAGCGTATTATTATCGTAGTATGAAAGGGGTGAGAATTTTGAAAATTACATTGAAAGCAGCCCGAGTAAGCAAGGGCTTGACACAGAAAGATGCGGCGAAATTGATTGGAATTACGGTAGAAACCTTGGCAAACTACGAAAAAGGAAAGACTTATCCGGATATTCCGATTCTGAAAAAGATTGAGGATACATACGATGTGAGATATAATCAGCTTATTTTTTTGCCTGAAAATAACGCTTAAAGCGTTATTGAAAATAACGAAGAAAGACCAGTAAAAGGATAAGGACGCAAGCGAAGGGAGGTGAATGTGCTTCTCATGAGCATACTGATTTCAATAGCATCTATAGTCTGTGTATACAGCGGATATAGAATAAAGAACCGCGAATGCCGGTCTAAATTTTACAATCTCGGCATGGCATTTGCGGTTATGGCGTTAGTACTTGCCATTAAATAGGGTATTCAAAATCCTCAATGGCAAATTCCAAGTTCAAAGAAAGAGAGCGAACACAGAACATATAGAGAGTTTCAATTTTTTCTTTAGATTCATTATTTTCGAGACAAGTAATGCACTCTAAGGCATCTTTGTAAAAATCTTTATTGGCATTTAACATAAAGCATTTATGTGTTGCAGAGCGAAACTTTGAAATATTCTCTGGGCTGGGATTTGTTAAAGCGAGCGCATATGAATCAGCAAACTCAAAGTATACCTTTTGTTTTTCGAGAAAAAATGTGTCTAATTTTTTCAGTCGAATTTGGTGTTCATTATTTTGCTGGTTTGTGATAGCAGGCACAATGGCAGATATAACGATTGCAGCAAGTGCAACCAACAACTCAATATTCATAAAATCATCTCCTTTCCTATGTACTCGGCTGCGGCAACAGCCTGTATTTTCAGGATAGGACAGGGGGAGAAAAATGTCAAGGAAAGTGAAAAAGATGTTGATAACAGGAGGTGTTCTTATGGAGCCGATGCTTTACACAGTAAAGGAAGTTGCGCAGATTCTGAAATGCAACGCGACCAGAGTATATGGTCTGAAGGATGCGGGGCTGCTGCCGTTTCTGAAGCTGGGGCAGCTGAAATGCCGCAGAGAAGCGGTGGAGGAGTTTCTGCGGAAGTATGAGGGCTACGATGTATCCGACCCGAACAACATCGTTCCTCTGGAGACAGGGGTGGCGGAATGAGAGGCGGAGCGAAGCGCAGCGGCGCAACGCTGGAGGAAATGAAGCAGGCGTTGGAAGGGAAGCTGTATATCGGGAAAAAGATTAAGAAAATCGTGTATTTCCGAGAGAGCAGCACAGGCCCGGTGCAAAAAAACAAGAAAACAGGAATTGTCACGGGGATGTATCCGTTTGTGTTTACGGTGGATTTTGGGAAATACACAGAATCATTCAGATACGGACAATTTTTTGAGGAAGGGAGTGAGGTGGTTAAACTATGAAGCGCAAATGGAAACGGACGTTTTTCTATATCCGCCGTGGTTTGCTGCGTTGGGCGGTGGTATTCTTCGGGACGCTACTGGCGCAGTGCGGATTAGTATGGATTCTGGAGAACCCCGACAGCAGGATGATGTTTTATCTGATTTCCGGCACGGTGATTGCCTTTGCAATCGGAAATGTGTTTTATGGCAGAGAGCTGCCGAAAAAATAAAAACGTCCCCAGAGGTGTTGGCGCACCGTTAAGGGGACTGGATAATTATTCAATTACAGAATAACAGAAACAGGAGGGAAATGCAATGGAAAACTGGACAGGCACGATGCAGATCAACCGTGTGGACGGGGAGCCTTTGCTGAAAAGCGGAGAATGGCAGTATGACCCTTGGTGGAACTGCTGGTACTTAAACGGGGAGAGCTTCCCTGCGGAGATTTGCAGGAAGGTGTTGTGATGGCATTTACATACACAGAAGACCCCAGAAAAGAGGAAGAAGCGGAGGAAATCATCCCTGAATGTATCATTTGCGGGAGCAGGAAATGCGAGTATTTCTATTTTGACAGGCACGGAGAGCCGATTGGGTGTGACGACTGCATCCGAAGGGAGAGCGTCTACGAATAACAGAAAGGGTGGTTTCTTTGAAACGGGAAACGTATCTGGAAAAAATCGGTCAGCTTTCTCTGGAAATCAGGGAGGCGGACAGGCAAATCATGGGGCTGGTGAATCTGAAAAAGCTGAAAAATGCGGAGATTGACCGACTGAACAACCTCATGGTGGAGGAAGCAAGAAACGGCACATTGTATAAGGAGGAGTGAGATATGGCAAAGCTGATTTGCATTATGGGGGAATCGGGCAGCGGCAAGAGTACGTCTATGCGGAACTTAGACCCTGCGACGACCTATTATATCGACTGTGACGGGAAGGGACTGCCCTGGAAGGGGTGGAAGGCGCAGTATAACGAAAAAAACAATAATTACTGCGTGACAAGGGACATCCCGAAAATTGAGAAATATCTTCTGAGTATCAACACAAGCGGTACGCATATCCAGACGGTAGTAATTGATACGCTGAACACCTGCATGGCGGACAAAGAAGTGAAGGGCATGAAGGAAAACGGATACGGCAAATGGATTGACCTGACGCAGTTTGTCTGGAATCTGGTCGAAACGGCGAGCAGACTGCGGGAGAATCTGACGGTTATTTTCGTGATGCACAGCGAAACGGTGCGTGATGATTTCGGTTATGCGTTTACGCGGATCCGCACAAACGGCAGGAAGATGGAAAAGCTTGTGTTGGAATCCCTGTTTAATGTTGTGCTGCTTGCCAAGCGCACCGATGAGAGCAGATATATTTTTGAAACACAGACCAAAAATAGCACAGCAAAAAGCCCTATGGGGGCATTTGAAACATTTGAGATTGAGAATGACATTCAGCAGGTACTGGATGCACTGAAGGATTTTTAAGGAGGACAAGAAATGAAAAATATCAACTGGAACAGCGTACCCGACCCTGTGGAGCTGCCGAGACTGGCTCCGGGCGGATATGTCTGCAAGATTACGGTAGCGGTGGACGTACCTGAGAAGGAATATCTGAAGCTGGAGTATGACATCGCGGAAGGGGAGCACAAGGGACACTGGGATGCGCTCTACAAGGCGAAAGCCTTCTGGGGCGGCACGTTTTACCGTTCCTACAAGGAGAAGGCACAGTCCATGTTTAAGGGCTTTCTGACGGCGGTGAAGGAAAGCAACCCCGGCTTTGTATTTGAAAATGACGAGAAGCGTCTGGAAGGCAAGCTGATCGGGCTGGTACTGGCGGAGGAGGAATACCGCAAAAATAACGGCAGCGACGGCACAAGACTGTATGTTGCCAACATCCGCAGTGTGGAAAAAATCCGCAAGGGGGATTTTATTGTACCGCCCAAAAAGCTGTTGCAGGAAAGCGGCAGTGCAGGCGAGAATGGATTCTATCCCACAAAGGACGTGGAAGATGACGATGTTCCGTTTTAAGGCGGTGATGGGATGATACTTTTGGAAGACACAAGACAGCAGGCGCAGAAGCACAGGGCAAAGCATGAATGGTTTGCGGCGCATGACATAGAGGTGGTACGCACAAAGCTGGTGGTAGGGGATTATTCCCTTCCCACCGACCAGAGCGTCTGCATTGATACGAAGGCAGGACTTCTGGAGATCTGCGGCAACGTGACGCAGCAGCATCGGCGTTTTGTGGAGGAATTAGACCTTGCGAAACGGCTTGGGATTCAGCTGATTATCCTTTGTGAGGAGGACGGGATTGCCGCACTGGAGGATGTCAAGCATTGGAGCAATCCACGCCTGTGGCACTCCCCGAAGGCATTGACAGGGGAAAAGCTGTATAAGATTCTGAAATCCATCGAGGAACGCCATGGCTGCCATTTTCTGTTCTGCCGGAAGGCAGATGCAGGGCAGATGATTGTCAAGCTGCTTGCGGCAGGGAAGGCAATGGACGGTGAGCGTCATGGCTGAGTTTCGGGAATATCAGAAACAGGACTTTCTGGAAGGCACAGAGCCGTATGAGGTGCTTTATAAATACATAGACAACCAATTCCTGCTGTCGCAGATGACGGAGCAAATGGCGGATGTGGCGAAAAAAGCAGGGGTGAAGGGCTTTAAGACCCTGTTCAGAAAATTCTGTCAGGCGAAGAAAAAGGATGCTACGGGGAATTTCATTCAGAATGCAACGAATTTTGACGGACAGCCGTTAGAACTGGATTGCGGAAACTGGGTTGCGGATGACAGCGGCATCAGCATTTCCACGCCCCTTGGGGACATGCTTGCCTGCATCCACCCGATACTGCCGACCATGCGGCTGATCAATATTGATACGAATACGGAAAAGCTGCAATTATCCTATCGCAAGGGCGGCATCTGGCGCAAGACCATTGCCGATAAGCGGACACTGGCGGCGGCTTCCTCCATCATCGCCTTGGCGGATGTGGGCGTGGCGGTCAACAGTGAAAATGCAAAATGGCTCGTACGGTTCCTGCATGATGCGGAGAATCTCAATTATGAGCGCATTGAGGAGAAGAACAGCGTCGGGCGGCTCGGATGGGTGGAGGGACACGGCTTTTCGCCCTATGTGGAAAATCTTATTTTTGATGGGGATGCCGCCTGTAAGGGGCTGTTTGAAAGCGTGAAGAGCGGCGGCAGTTATGAAACATGGCTTGCACTTGCGAAAGAGGTGCGGCAGGAGAGCCTTTACGGGCGAATTCTGATGGCGGCGGCGTTTGCGAGCGTGCTGGTTAAGCCGCTGAATTGTCTACCCTTCTTCCTGCACCTCTGGGGCGGTACGGAGGCAGGCAAGACCGTCGGCGAAATGCTTGCGGCATCTGTCTGGGCGGACCCCAGAGTAGGGCGGTATATCCAGACCTTCAACAGCACTGTGGTCGGCAAGGAGCGTGCGGCGGCTTTTGTGGGGAATTTGCCGCTGATTCTGGATGAATTGCAGATTGCAGGCAGTCAGTCCGGCTTTGATAAGGACATCTATATGCTTTCCGAGGGCGTAGGGCGCACCAGAGGGAATAAGCAGGGCGGCGTTGACCTGACACCCACATGGTCGAACTGCATTATCACAAACGGGGAAATGCCTCTGGCATCCGCGGCTTCGGGCGGCGGCGCGGTCAATCGTATCATCGAGATCGAGTGCGAGGAGGCATTATTTAAAAATCCAAAGCACGTGGCGGATACCCTTCTGGAAAACTACGGCTTTGCCGGGAAGAAATGTCTGGATTGGCTTGCGGGATATGACCCGGACTTTGCGACCGTCAGACAGCTTTACCGTATCTATATGCAGGAATTTGATAAGAAGGACACCACAGGCAAGCAGTCCATGGCAATGAGCATGATTCTGGTGGGGGACTATGTGCTGTCGCAGGCAATTTTCGGGGATGATAAATTTCTGCGCCCTGCGGATGTACAGCACTTTCTGAAAACAAAGCAGGAGGTTTCTGTGCATGAGCGTGCGTATGAATATGTTTATGAAACACTGGTTGCCAATAAAAGTCACTTCGGCGAGACGGAGGACGATCGCAGCGAGGTCTGGGGGGCGAATGATAAATATTATTTTTATGTGATTCGCAGCCGCTTTGAACAGATTTGTCGGGATGGCGGATTTAACGCAAAGGCATTGCTTTCGTGGATGAAACGGACAGGGAAGATTGAAGCATATCAAAACAAATATGTTAAAGCAAAAAGAGTAAACGGTGAACCACTTCATTGCGTCTGGGTAATAAAGCAACAGGATAAGCAGGATGGTTTTGACCAGGTCGGTCTGGAGGATAAGGATGGAAATGCGTGCCCATTTTGATGGAATTTTCACAAAGAAGGTGCGAAGGTGCGACTGGTGCAACCGTTTTTTGATATACCTTTTTATATAGAAAGAGTGATTGAAAGAATATAAACACAAATACACTTTTTTTATATAGAGAGTAA